GATGTAATCCCACGAACTGCTGCCATCCTCGGGATCGTTGTCGGCATTCAGTCGCTCGATAAACGCGGAGCGGAGTTTGTCGCCATGCTTGCTCTCGCTCCAACCCTCTTTACTCCCGTCCGTAGTCAGCACCACGGTAAAGTATTTATTGGCGAACACGTTGGAGTTAGTAACAAATAGAGATCTCGCATCGCTGGGCAGTGCGGCGACCCACCCCATTACCCTGTGGGATGATTCCTTGTCGAACGTTGTCGCAATTACCGCGTTGTGTTGGATGACGCCCATCGAAACTCCGATCTAAAAATCTCTCCACATCCCCGGCTTGTCCACCGGGTCAAGCACTTCGGCGATCTCTGCCCGCGCCAATTCTACGTTCTCGTCCCCTTCAATCAAAACCACGTCGCGCGGCTCATCGAAGTAAACCTCGATCCTGGGACCGGGGTAAATCTTGTAGCCCTTGTATCGGCTTGCGGCGAATCTGCCGCTGCCGAGGTGCATTTCTGTTTCAACGGAGTCGTTCACCGGAATTCTTGGGTAGAAGCCCCGCCTTTAGTTGTAACCACTCTCATTGTGCGAAACGCGAAGGATCGCAGCATGTTCATCGCACCCGACCACCACAACCGGAACGCCACGGGCCATTGCGCACGCGATCATCTCCCATGACATTGGATGCAGATACATATCGCCACCAATCTTCTTGTAATTCGCCTGATCCCATTCGACCGCCCGCCAAAATGATTTGAAGTTGGTGAACATCAATTCCTACTCGGCTTCATCCACTTCGCCCAACCGCCGGCCAGCCACGCTCTTGCATCTTCGCTGAGTCCATCCTGCGGAGCACCGGCGGGGACGAGTTCTTTTATCATATCGCCGACACGGTTGGGCGTTTCGGCGGTGGTTTTGGAGTCTTGTTCTTTATCGTAGGCGTCATCGCTTGAGTTGCGGGGAGCACCACCGAGTTGCTGGACCCAGATGGCGGCCCAACTCAGCATATCGACAGTGTCATCTTTTTTGCCGTTGGGAAAGTTGAGAAGTTCCGTCTCAAGAATATCCAGGTACGTCGCGGAACGAGGAAAGAAGATCATGCCAGCGGCCATCCGGGCCTGTGCGGCGACCATCGCCCGCATTCGCTTGCTCAGTCCCTTAGACTTCAAAGGCTTTACCGTCACGCCTTTCGCGCGAATGTTCTGGAGTACGCCGAGGCCAACGCCGTCCACTTCAATGCCAAGGGCAGTGCAGTTGTAGCGGCGAGCCATCGCGGTAGCCGTATCAATCACGGTGGGCGATTGCTTCCTGTCCCTCCACATGTCAACCAAAAGCATATCGTAGGAGGGCGTAATGTCCCAAACGCCGAGGCATGTAAAATCAGATGTCTGTTCTTCGCTGGTGGCAACATCCATCGTTGCGATCCGGATGCATTTCCCAACAGCAACCGAGTAAGAGATCGTCGTGTTGTCGCCCTTATAGAGGTTGTAGATGTCCCCCTCTCGGCGGAAGTACCTGAACCAATCCCGATTGAACACCTCGCCAGCATCGGGCGACGGCCGCTGTTGATAAATCGCCGACCAATGAAACGGGGCAGTTCCAGCCCGACGTTTCTTCAGCACGTCAATCGGAAATCGTTCGGGCCATAAGGCTTCTCCGGGCTTGCGACCAAGTGCGTCATCTTCCTCTGCGATCGCCGGGAAATTAACAAGATGCCAAGGCTCGTCTTTTTCTTCTTTGTCCATGCCGTCGGCGGTCTGTTGAAGTAGTCTCCCGATCAGGTCATCCTCATTCCATCTGGTGTGCACGATAAGCACAGAGCCATCGGGTTCGAGGCGGGTTAGGGCTGTCGTTTGCCACCAGTCAAAAACCTTGTCCCGCATGGTTTGGCTTGACGCCTCATCCTGATTAGAAAATGGATCGTCGACCAGGAGCAGGTGACTTCCCAAACCTGTAATCGCACCGCCGACGCCAGCCGCCCTTAGTCCACCTTCGCGACGGGCGATGCGCCAGTCATCGCGGGCCTTATTCTGCTCATCAACTCCAATCCCGAAAATCTTCGGGCCATGTTCCGCGAGCATATCGCGCACCTTGCCACTGAAATTCGCCGCGAGCGTAGCCGCATAAGAGCAGACGATAACCTTTTTGTCGGGATTCGTTCCTAAAAACCAGGCGGGGAACATTTGCGAGCATGTCAGGCTCTTTCCATGCCGCGGCGGCATCGTGACCGCGAGCCGCTTGATTTCGCCTTTCGCAAGCATCACCAACTTTTCATCAAGTAACTGAAGGTGCTTCGGATCCTTCCACTTCTTCCCCATCACAATCCGACCCAGCGCCGCCGGACTCTGCGGCTGCTTACTGCGCCGCTCCGTCTCCGCCTTCACCGCCGCTTCCAGCGACGCAGCAGACAGACCTTCCAGTTGTTTCAGGATGTCAGCGGTTGGCATTATCAGTGCAGGCGGGGAGGCGTTGAGTGATCTTTAAGGATTTCGATGGCGCAGGGCTCAGTCACGGCGGGAGGCAATCGCACTGTTGTCAATCCAGGCAATCAGTTCATCGAAGACTTTTACATCCAGAGTTCCCCACACCATTGTCCGGCGCGATTCCAACCCACGCATGATTCGGATTCGTTCGTCAAAAATCGCGTCATCAATCGCGATGCCAACCAATTCAACGATCGCGTCAAATCCCTGTCCCACCCTCGCCTCTGCGAGGGTTATCGCCACTTCCGTTTCCGGTTTTTCTGGAAGTCCGATTACGATCTGCTTATGACCATCCGAAGTCCCGCGCAGTGCAAATAGGTTCGATGCAATCCGAGCTCCTAATGTGGGTGGGTTTGGCAAATTCATTTCAATCAGTCTAAACCGAAACTACTGCAATTCCACCGATCGTCCACCCCATCATAACCCCGATCGCAATCTCCCCACACTTCAACGGCCGTTCATCCATCGAGAATGCTTTGACGCGATACGAAACCCCCCGGGTACAGGCGAGGTCGCGAATCACCGGGAAGCTGCTGGCGTCACAGAATCCGTTGAGCCGCGGAGCGGAGTCGATGCGCAGGACCAAGAGGGGAGTGTTCATTTCGGTTGGCTTTTTTCGCCCCGATGCAATCCGAACGTGTCGATCAACTCAAACACCCGCCATACCTGCGGCAAAGTGTAACTCAGGTGCGAGGACTCTGATCGAAAACATTGATATTGCGGATGCCACGTCGCCGACAGGAATGCTCCTCCATCGCGAAGGCGAATCAGAAGCGACCTTCGTTTCTTCAGCCGCATCAACCGGACGTGCGAGAACCCGTAAAAACTCACGTCGCCAATGTCGGCTTTGCCTAACGGAACCCAAAACCGGGCTTCCGTTGGGCAGACGGATGTTCTGTTGGGCAGGTCTATCGGCCTGTGAGTTCTGGCGAGATTGCGTCGATCCCCATAACCGGGGATAAGACTGGAAAGCTGGGCAATCGTCAACGTTCTGTTGTGCAGCCCCCGGACCCGTTGTGCAAGTGGCTCCCGTTAGGCAAAGCCGATATTCTAGGCTGTTGCTCTCACGTCGCCTCAGTGGCGAGATGCCACCATGCCAAGGCTCGCTAAATTCTTCTGAAGGTTTTCCTCCGCCGTTCGGTACATGGAGCCATCGGCACGAGTTTCGTCTTTCAGTGGTTCAACGAATGGCGATCCGCAACATCCGCAGCCACCTACGATGAGTCCGTGCTTGCGGCACAAAGCTTCGTACTCGGTTACGAACGCCACTTCCTTTTCGTCGGTGTTCATTTCAGACTCCGCATTTTATCAAAGGCTTCCGATTCCGTGAATGAATCAAATGACAGTTCAGAGCACATTTCTTGCTCGGCCTTGTCAAATGCGACGTTCAGGTCCGCGATCAACTTTTTCAGTTCAACCAGCTCCGCTTCCTTTTCGCTGTCCATCACGCCACCACCTTCGCGCCACGCTTGATGCTGAAGTCTTTTCCCTTGATCTTAACCATTTCGCCATTGCCGCGATGCCACACGATGCCTTCGATATCGTTGACCGACAGGAATGACTTCAGCCCTTCGAAGTCGCGGGGAACCCCGTTCAATAAAAGTTCTCCATGACGATACAGGCAATGCTCAGTAAAGTTCTCGGGGTTGCCTTGGATTTTCGGGCCGCAAAGCTCATAGGTGCCGTCCGGCAACCACCCACCCATTACCGTCATTGCTTCCCGATGCCACCGATCTTCGGGACCGTCACCCACGGGAACCCATCCCTGTTGCTTGCCGGTCACATCATTAATTTCATTCGCGGCTTCGAAGTTCATCGGCGGTTTGCCACCGGGTTTTACTTCGTACCGCTTCCAAAGAACGCCGCCACGGACCATGCAGCAGGTGCCGTCGATCTTCCGTGTGGCGATGCCTTCACCGGCAGCGACCCACTCCGCGCCGGGAGTCAGTTCGTCCCGCACAAGTCGGTTGCCTTCGTAATTCCGCTGAAACAGACTGATTATTTTTTTCACTTTCGCTCCTTCAACTGCCCTACAAGCCATTCCAGATCCGCCCTCGCGTTAATAATCATATCGAGGTCGCCATCATCAATGCGAAAGTATTCGCTCAACCCCATCACTTCACCGCCAGGTCCAACAATGCCCGATTCTTCGGTGCGTGATGTTTCGGCTTCCGTCGCCCGACGCCACGGGCCTGCACTGGCGTTGCTCAGCCGAGATTCGATTTCTTGCAGGCGGTCGCTCATGTTGATTGCCTAAAGCACCCAGTCAAGTCGCATCGCCCAATTCTACCACCCCAACGCCATTCGCAAAGCCATCATCCCCAGGACCGCCGCCATCAACCACAATCCCGCGCGGAGCCAGTCGGTGCGGGGGTGGAGGGTGTAGACCTTTTTGGGCTCTCCGGGGGAAAGCATTACCTGGTATTCATCGGGGAAATTCCGCTTAAATTCTTCCTCAACCTCAGCCATCGTCTGCGCCCGGTCATAGATAAGCGGGACCGACATCTGCATCGAACCCCGTGAAAGCGGTGGATTGTAACATGCGGTGATGTAGTGTCGGTAGCCTCCCGGATAATCGATCCATTGACCGCCGGGCGTTACGTTCGGGCGCGGCGTCGAGGAAGGTGGCTTGCATCCACCCTTGTTGACATACGATTCGCGCCACTGAGACGGGCCAGAACTTTTACAGGACATCGAAATCTCCGGGTCGCCACGGCCTTTAGGCCGAGGTAGTTTACAAACAGTAAATGTGAATCGCGATACTGTTGAGCATTACTACCCATCCAACCGCTGCGGTCATCAGCAATGCCCACGCAGTTCGTTCATGACCACACGCATCGGCGACTGCCGCAAGGGCAAAAACATTTGTCGAAATGAGGGCGGATATCGATATGAGTCGTTCCAGGAATCTCACGGTGCTCCTATCTTACCAGCCAACCCCGGGGTCAACTTACGGTCGCAACCGAGTCGACCCGAAGATCGCCCGATGCAGGAGTCTTTGCCTTCGGATTTAACCGTGTCGGTCGGCAGGCATAGCTTCTTGATCCGGTCGTACATCTCCTGCGCGCCATCTGTGATACCAAAGCAGTTTTTAGCGCCTTCACCCATCTTCACCATCAGCATTTCATTGCTCATCCGAATGCTGACCGCTTGGCGAAGATTCACGATTGTGCCGGGGAAGAGCTCGATAAGGTAGGGGTCGTTCATGCTGCCTCGACAAGTTCATCCGACACCACATTGATCGCCCCACTCACATCGCCACGATGTTTCAGCAGATGCTCTTGAATCTTAGCCATGCTCTGCCCTTCCATCTCGGCAGCGAACAGTCCAGCCGCGGAAGTGGGTGTGTCGGGGAAGAACCTTTGGAACATCGCGATCGCCTGCTCTTTGGTCGCGTTGCCAATTCTCAGTTGAACATCGGCGCGACCAGGACGCACGAGCGCGGGGTCAAGCTTGTCCATGTGGTTCGTCGTCATCACCACGATCTGCCCGTCTTTGGCTACGACACCATCGAGAGCGTTCAAAAGTCCGCTGAAAGATAGTGAATTCGTTTTGGTGGCTTCCCGACCTGTCCACGCCGCGTCGATGTCTTCTAAGAGTAGGATATTTCCCGGCGGCACAGATCCAAGACAGTCAATCAGGGATTGGTCGGACCCAAAAGACGACAGGTTCACCACGTTGATCCCCACCTTCATTTCAGATGCCATCGCGTGTGCCACCGAGGACTTTCCATTGCCGGGAGGGCCGTGAAGGAGATACCCGCGCCGGTAGGGGATACCGAGTTGGGCGTACCACTTCCGCTCAGACAGGAATTTGATCGCATCGTCAAAGATCCCCGCAACCTCATCGGTCAGGCACAGCGAAGAAGCGGGTCGAGCAGTCTTGCGGTCGGCCAACCGCCACTCCCGACCATCCGGGGTCCACACTTCAACCGTGTCCGCATTCTTGTTGCTGGCGAAAGCGTGGGCATCGACCAGAAGTTGCTCAAAGAGCTTCCGTCCGCCCCAAAGCGTCTGGAAAGTGAAGGCTTCCCGATATCCGTTGGAAAACTGAATATTCTCGCGCCACACCCAGGCCGCAATCCGTCGTCCCCGATACTTGATGAAACAAAATCCACGCGGAGCCAGGAAGAACCTGGTGTTTCGCCCGCCGCGCCAGGGCGCATCCGCGCCCGGCTCAGCAGGTGCCATCCGGCCCTCGACAAACCGAGCTCGCTTCGTCTGCTCGCCCATCCACGCCCTTACCCATTCATAAACCACCGACTCATTGGTGATCTCCATCGTGAACACGATCCGCCGACCCACCCACGTGAGCGCCTTGTGGGGCACATCCCGGATAAAGAACATCAAGGAACCCGTCCCAATGACGGTCAGAGTGCCAAGAACGATAGGGTTAGTCAGGATATCGAGCATTCGCCTCAAAGTGAAAATAACTTGACTGGTGGGAAACGGGAGTTACGACGCGGCAACCGATGATTCGCTATGCCACATCTCAACCCACTTATCAATCGCCGATTTCATTTCATCTGCGACCACCGGCATCGTGTCGGACTGTTCGCCAAGATGGGACTCAAAGCATTTCTGGTACGCCGATGAAATGCGGTCCCACAACTGAACGGCTTGGCCGCCGGGCGTGAGATAGGCAAGCGTCCAGTGGTAATTGAGAGACGTTGAAAGGCGTGCCATAATATCAGGTAAATAAGACTGCCCAACCATCGCGAGCAATGAGCCGCCCGGCTTCAGAACGCGATCGGCGAATTTTGAGAGCGCGTCATACACTCCCAAATACTCTTTCGGGTACGGTGGGTCTGTGATGATCCAATCCACAGATCCGGTCGGCACCTGACCATTGACTGTGGCGAGGTCTGCATGAATCAACTGGCAGCGGTCAGGCAGTGGCGGAAGGTTTTGTGGTACCGCCGCCTTCTTTTCCCGCTTTGCCTTTTTCTGCTTTTGCTTGACGAGTTTTTTGGCAACCTGATTTGGATTTATCTCCGTGTTCGCCGTAACGGTCAGCGCCGCCTCGAATTCTTCGTCTGGCGTGTCAGCCAGCGCCTGCGCGCGACTGCTGGTCTTCTTGCTGATGCCGAGGTCGGCAAGGGTTTCAACTGGTTCCTTTTTGGCACCAGTTGGCAACTTTGGATTGCCGCCTTTGTTCTTCGGTGACACTTTCAACATCTCGCCAAGTTTTCGCTCGGCGCGGAGCTTAAAGGCGGCGGCATGATTTATAGCCTCATTGCTCGCACCGATGCGTTTGGCGTACACACGCGCCGCGTCCGCCAAGGCAATTACGCTCTTGGCGTCCTGCAACGTCGTGGCCTTCTCTAAAAGAACGCTGGCCGAATTGATCTTCGATAAAACGAGGTCCATACTCATGGTTTCACCTCGCGCAGCGGAACCGCTCGTCTTTGCCCAGACATACGATGCTCCTAAAATTGAAATGGGACTCCCGCGAACGCGGAAGATCGATTATTAAAAAAAACTTGACGCCAGAACTGCGTTGGATACTATTTGGACAGCCTGAGTCGCGTCAGGCGAAAGTCGCCGTTGAACGAAAATCTAATGCCCCGGTCCTTCAATGGGCGTCTTGTGTGGTTTCTGACGGCTTTCCCACGCGATACGCAGGATGCCCTACGATCGACCGGGGCTTTTCGTTGAACGCCTCTCCGTGGTCCTGAATGTCGGTTTCCGGCAACCAGTACAGAAAACTCTCCCGCATTGGCTTCACTCCACGCCAGATCAGGGCATTCGACCAGGACCAAGCCCAATACATCACCGAAACATACGACGCCATGAGCGGGGCCGACAGGAACCATTTCAGAACCATCCTGTCCGACATGACCGCCGCCTCAGCATTCCTCTCAACGATCATTGTCACTCAACCTAACCCTGCAAAAGCCTTCGGGCCGTGGACCCCTCGCAAAGAGGCCGGTTCACCAGGATCCCTTCTTCTCAACGCCCCTCTCTGTGGAGTTCGACCCTAATCGCTCCACAAGGAAGTACCCACGTCTTCCAGATGCGCTCCAAAGCAACCAGCGCCACAAGGTCGTTGCCGCCGTTGAATGAAATGGTCCTGTGACCATGCGAGACGGCGAGGAAAGCCCGAATCCTGCGTTTCATGGGTTCTGAGGGTGTTTGACACGCATCCAATAACAGCAAGCCAGCAGGCCCGCATAAGCCCCCATAATCGCCGTGAACGCGGGGCAGCAGGACAACCTCTGGCTCGTGGACTCATCCAGGCACGATCTGGCGATTAAGAACAAGCCCATCCTGCCTAAAAGCCCCAGCGGGCAAATCGTGGAGATTTTACCCTACTCCGCGTCGGCTTCCGGGTAGTCATCCGGCAGCGCACTCCGGTTGCATGTAAGTGGCCGTCTCGGATGAACGGCAGAATGGGAAATGCAACACCCAAAACGTCGATGCCGAGCACCAGGCTCACGCAAAGGACCCAATTTCGTTGGGTCTTACTCCGTCTCCGCCTCCTCCCATCTCAGTGCTGGAAAAGAAATGAATGCAGGGTAAATCCACTCCGAAAAATTCTACAAAATTATGGGGTACCCACGTTCATGGAAACACCTTCAACCCGCGGAAACATGCCCAGGGGGTCACCTGCCAAGTCTCCACCAACGCCGCGACTCCAAAACCTTCACACGCTCTTCCAACGCAATCAGCCGTGTACGCATCGCGTTCCACCCAGCAGCACTGTCATCCACGTGCATCGGAGCAGTGGGAATGTAAGACTCCATCCCAAACGATGTCACGTTCTCAACCTGACGCCGCTTCGGAGATGTGAAGAAAAGAGTCGAAAGAGATGACATTGTAAGTCCTTGCTAAAGTCGAAGTCAGTGAGAAACAGCGCAACGGGGTCACATCTGCAACATCCTCAACGTCGCGCATCGCACGCGATCAGGCATAAGCCGTAAAGGTGCCCCAGCGATGCATTCATAACCCTGCCAGTGCGAGATCACGCCCAAGTCGCACAAAATCATCTGCAAGTTGCAAGTGACAAACAACTCCACCGCCAACAAGCCGCTACAAGGCTCCGGAAGATGAGATTGCGAAGATGTCATTGGTGAATCCATATGTAAAATGCTCAGGTGTGGAATCGTGGTGCGGAAAGGTGTGGGTTGTGTGGGTTGTGTGGATCATCACAAGAAGTCGATAAGTCGAATTGGCTTAGAAATTACTCCGGTTGCTTGGCAGGTGGATACCGCCGACAGGTACCATCCGCTCAAGGGATTCTGTTTGAAGGTAGGGGGGGGGTCTTGCGCGATAACGCTATTTATCATGCGGAGTTACGATTGATTCGACAGTCGGAAAAACTCGAGTTTGGGCGAGTCTGGCTCGATCCATGATCGCCACGAGCTGCATCAGGTCTTCCGGTGGTAGCAGGGCGAAGTCGAATGAGCCAGCGTCCAGGGTCAGCAGTTCGGCACGTTGCATCGCCTTCCCTACCGTTCGATCAAGTATCCGATCGATCTCAGGTCCAGCGGTTCGGTTGCCGCTCGCGTTGAGTCTCTCGCTACAGGCCGCCAGCACCTGCCGCGCTGCCATGATCTTAGCTGTTGGCGCCGCCTTGTCTGCCGATACCGCCCTGACTTCCTTCAGCGAGTAGTTACCGAACGCATTGATCCAGTCCAACACCGATGCACCGATGGCCGGCCTGCCCTTGGGGTTGCCTGATTGCCCTGGCTTCCATCCTTCGGGTGTCGGTTGTCCATTGACGGGTGACACCCTGCGGACGACTGCGGTTGTCGGTTGTTGTGCAACGGGCGCATCCATCACGTCTAACATCTTCTAACATCCTGCCTTATCACAACTTACAATCTGCTATCACTTTGGTATCACAATTGCGATGCTGTTCGGCCATGCCTGATGATACCCCTGCTATCGTTGATTCTCCCCCACGTCGCCACGGCCCCGTTGGCCGGGTTCGGGTACATACTGCATTCCGACTCCCGCCGGAATTGCTTGACGCTGTGCGGGTTGCGGCGCGTGATGCTGGGCTTTCCGTCAATCAGCAGGTGGAGCAAGTGCTGCGCGCGTGGGTTGTTAAGCTGCGTCGTTAGCAGATTGCTGCCCGCCATCTCTGCCATTTCATGTACACTGTGCTGCCATTCTGGCAACGCATAAGTAGTTGTCTGATATCGCGTTATCACTGCGCTGCCATAGTGGCATAAATACACTGCCGTGATGGCAGTTTGCGGTCGCGGTCTACCTTGTTGGTTGCCCGATAACTCTGTTATCACAGTGGCACACATTGTGCTACCATCATGCTGCCGCAAGGCACAGTTATCGCGCGAGTCGGAAACAGTAACCACTTACAGGATCACGCCATGAAAACAAGCAAGACCATTGACGCGGCAATCAAAGCGCGCCCAGGCGTTGTGGGCAATTACTCGTGGGACATCTTCGATAAGTTTTGGGAATGCCTCCTGATCGGCCATAGATACGACAACCCCGGACAACACATTTACTACGAACGCAAGGCAGCAGACCTTGCACGCATCATACGCAGAGCGGTGCCGTGTAATTGCGATGAATGCAGCAGGAAGTCTGCCCATTGATCCTTCCCCGCCCGCAACGCCAGCAAGTAATCCAACTCTTTACCCGAGCGAAGCCATGATCCAACAACTACTACACCTGATCCACCAGCATCAGATTACTGCCTGGGTGGTCAACGGCCGGCTGTACGCGGAAAACTCTTACACTCAGGCCGGGCGCGGCTACAGAGAGACCATCGAGCTGCCGTTGGTTCGCCGGGCCGTGCTGGCGTGGCTTCGGTCGCATTGATCTAACCTTTTCAACCCTTCACTCGGAGAGAAACATGAGCGCCACCGTAACCACAAGCACGCGATACGCGATAATGGCCGGTTCTGAGCGGATTGGGTTTTTGAAGCATGTTGAAACGATGAAGGGACCATACTGGCTTGTCGCGATTTACTTGCCTGATCCCACCAAGGATAAGCGAGTTTATCGCAAGTCTTTTGATGCAGCTCTTTCCGCGGCATATCGCGTGAAGCCGATCGGTTCCCAGTTAGTTCAGGAAGTCTAGCGTCTTTCCTTCCCCGCCCGTGGTTGGGCGCGGATGGAACGGCACTAACACTTATCGAGGTACACAATGACGAAACAGGAGAGATACGAAACATTCAAAACGATTCGCGCCAACATTGAGGCGGCTCGCACGGTTGCCAGTGATCGGTTGCACGCGATACCTGGCATCGGTTCCGGGCCGATGGGATTGACGCCTGACGCCATCCGCGCCACTCCCGAATACCGATCGGCCAAGTACCAATACGATGGCGCGTTTTTGGCGCTTCAGCACCATAACGGCAAGTATTGTCGCGAGTTTGCCAGCGAAATTCGAGCGGACATTCACGCCGAACACATCGCGAAACTGGCCAGTCGATCGGCCTAGCCCGCTCTCCACTTCCCCGCCCCACCCGCTTAACGGTGGTTGTGGCGATTGTTTCAAAATCCCTTACAGGAGCGTACCCAATGGGCAGCTTATCCGAAGGCATCATGTTCAACCACTCGCGATTATTGTTTGAGGAGCGTACCGCGAAGGAAAGAAAATTGGCCAGAATCGCGAACCGTCGCACTGCATACGAGCTGGTGATTACCGATGGCGTCACCACTTACCTTGTGGCATATTCTCAGGCTAAAACCCGCCGGGTTTTGTGGGATTGCATTACCCACCCAAACCGCGTCAACCGAATCACACACCTTGCCGGTATCGGCGTTGTCGATTTTGGCAAGCGCGTTGCCGACGGCGCCACGATGGGGAGTTGGTCGATCAAGTTTTCCGGGCGTACTCAGCGCGAAGCGTACATCGAAGGCGAATTGGCTTACATCGGCGATCTTGAGCCCGCAACCGTCTAACCCCTCCTTCCCCGCGCCAAACCGCGTGGGGAAGGATTTACCGCCTGAGTAGGCGGAACAATTCGGGCCGTGCGATGCGTCAAACATCCACGGCCCTGGACAAACCTTTATGTGAGGTATGCCATGAGCATGGTACTGATTACCGGCAACACTTTCCCCGTTAAAGACAAAATTAAGGCGCTGGGCGGAAAATGGGACGCGATGGCAAAGGGATGGAATGTCCCTGCCGAACACGCCAGTGCGATCCGCTCGTTAGTTTTGGGCGCGCCTAAGAGCACGTTCAAACCCCGTAAATGCAAATGTGGCCAACCGTTGACGGGCCGATTCTTCAAATGCCGCGATTGTTACTACCACGATCAAGAATGCGACGCGCTGGGGTTGGATCGAAATTGGGACGCGTAACCATGTTCATCTACTGCCAAACCTGCCGGCGCTACTACCGGGAAGCCAAGGGGCACGCTTGCCCCGTCCCGCTGGTGAAGCGTAAGCCGGTCGTGTGGTCCTGGCTTCGGCCGTGGCACGTTTCGACTAAGGCCGATGCCAAGATTGCCCGGAAGTTTCGTAACACCAAAACGCAAACCTTTTGCGAAGTGAGGTCATAATGTCCGCAATCGCTGGACTAAATCTTTTCGGTTGTTCTGATGCTCAAATCGACGCGGTGCCGCGGGAGCTATCCCGCCAAGCGCCGCAAAGCCTACTGGACAAATACCGCCCGCGTCACCTGATCGAAGTCATTGGCCAAGAGAAAGCCATTGAATCGCTGCGCCGGTTCGTGGCCAATCCCTACTCCACCGGCGTTTTGCTTGCTGGCGACACTGGTACGGGAAAGACTTCAACCGCCCTGGTCCTCGCCTCGGAGCTGGGCTGTAAGGTCGAGCATGGCGAATTAGGCGGATTGCATCAAATCGCGTCGGGTGAGCAAACCGCGTCGGCCGTTCGCGAGCTCCGCGGCCAGCTCTCTTTCGTCCCGTTCTACGGTTCGGGATGGAAGGTGGTCATTGTCAATGAGGCCGACAACATGCACCCGCAGGCGGAGGCCGTTTGGTTGGACGTTCTGGAATCTCTCCCACCTCGCACGGTGGTTATCTTCACCACGAACCACACGGCCAAGCTTTCAGACAGATTTAAGGACCGATGCGAATGTCTCACGTTTGCTTCCGGCCCTGCTGAGGTCAAAGAACCGTTGGGTATTTTCTTGACGAAGATCTGGCGCGCCGAAACGGGGAACGATGATATCGACCTGAGCAAAGTGCTGGGCATTGTCCGCGACGGGAAGATATCGATTCGCCGGGCCGTGCAAGGTCTTTCCCGTCTCATTGATTCGCTCGCGTCTCAAAACTGATCCGTCTGACAAACTCTCCCGCCTTTGCCTTAACGGGCATCGGCGGGATTTAGGGGG